TTTGACCTTTTGGAATTGATTTTGATTTCATTTCTAATAAACATCTATTGTCATAAGCTTTTGCCGCTTCTTCTTGCTGCTGTCTTATTTCATTATTCATAATTTTACCTCACTATCTCCGGTAATAACCTTTATCTTATTCTTTTAATTCTTCTACTGCTTGCCAAGCATAACCATACATAGATAGCCAGGTTTTTATTTTATATATTTTTGATTTTCCATTATCTTTTGTTATTTTTATCTTATAAGTGCCTGGACTTAACCCGAGAAATGGCACGCTCTCTTTCCCGCGCCTTGTTTTTATTGTTGAAAAGTTGGTATCTATAAATTGCTTCTTAGTTATAAAACTATTATTTTTTATTTCAATTAATTTCTCTTTCATACCCCTACCTCCATAAACCTATCTCCGGTAATATTTCTTTTCTCCAAATGCACAAAAATAATTAAGATCAGTTTTAGCATTAACAATCGAAGGATTCCATGCGCAATTTCTTTTCCATTCTACTTGACCAAATTCATTTTTCATTTGTATATAATGAGGATTAGGATCGCCTAAAGAATTGTCTTCCGGCTCGCCTATCGCTCTATGTCGTATACATTCTAGGTTTTCCCAGTATTTACAATCCTTACATTTAATCATGATGCTTTTCCCCAAAACCATTCGGCTTCTTCACTCGTCTACCTCTAGTACAGCTAAAATCAAAACAAGCACAAAATTTGCGTAGCTTGCAATATCCATATAACATATCTCTAGGCTCTTGATCTGACCTAGTAACAATTCCATCCCAATGCTTACAATCTTTACATTTAATCATGATCTATTTCCTCCAAATAATCAGTTAATTCTTGAATAAAAATGTCATAACCAAATTCTGCAATAACCTTCAATGTTTTAAATACTTGGCGGCGATCAAACTCTTTTTCAATTTCAGATAAATCCTTATAATTTGTTTTCATTTGTCGTTCCCAATTTTCGTGCCAAAAAGCCCATCGTTGATGTTCAATAGCTGCTAATTTTTCTACTAATTGTTTTATTTTATTATTCATAATTTATCCTTATGTTCCCATTCAAGAAGTTCATCATTAGCAATATGGTCAAGCAAATATTGACCGTGATCTACAAGCTGTTGAAGAACCTCCCTAGGTTCGTATAAGCCTGCTTCAACGGCACTAATCTTATGATAAAAAAGCATAAGTATCTTATAATCCGTATAAGTTTTTGCTTTTCCTGTTAAAGAATTGAATAGCATTCTTAAAAAAAATCTATCTAATATTTTCATATATTTCCTTTAATATTTTGAATTTTTCATCCTTCAAAATCATAGTAAATCTAGTAGCCTTTCCAGCATTAAGCTTAATCGCAGTAAGTTTGCCATGTCGACATAAACTAGAAATTGTTGACCTCGAAAGATTGAATTCTTTAGCAGTATCTTTTACTGAGAGCATATTCATGGTTTTTGCCTTAATTCTATTTCTTTATATCGGTGATTTTTGTCTATATAAGCCATAATATGCTCAAGTAGCATTTCTTCACATCTAGAACATAAAAAACATTCATCAGTAATAACATTCTCTTCTTTCAATAACTTTAATAAGTTACTATCAAAAGCCAGACAATCTAGTTCATTACATAGATAACAATTAAACAATCTCATAAAGCTATTATACTAGTAACGTTGCCAAAAGTCAAGAAATATATTAATTATTTAATAACTATTCCAAAATGAAGATTAACTGGGACGGTAGGATTTGAACCTACGATCTTCGGAATCAAAATCCGCTGCCTTACCGCTAGACCACATCCCAATTAGTCTGCTAGACCTTAATAAAAAGAGCCAGTTAATAATAACTGGCTCTGGAGAATCGAATGAAATATAATAATTGAAAACTTAACAGATAGATTATAACATATTTTTGCAAAATGTCAAGCATTCCTTTATTGCTTCATAGCATTTTGACGTGTCTTTGGGCTTAGATGCAGCCTCAAAACTCATATATTTTATATCATGATCTTTAAGCCATTTTTTAGCCTGTTCAGGTGTAAATTTGTTTTTATCAAATCTATACGCTTGAGTAGTAGTCGTCGTTTCACCTTTTAATCGACCGATTATAATATCGATACCAGGCGCAATATTCTTTCGTCTAAACGAATCTTGTTGGAAGCCGTCGGGATTTTTTATCCTAGCGGAATGTTCTGATGGATAAGGCATAATTATATTCCACTTTTAATTTTAGTTATTAACCTATAGTTATCACAGATGAACATCGACAGTTAATTATATTATTAGCCGATGCACCAAATGAATCATCAGTAGGATACATCAAAAGTTCGCCATTAACAAGATATGGTTCATTACAATCTCTCCAAATAATCTTTATTCCAAATAATCTTTATAAGACAATCCTTGTTGGCAATAATATCACCACCTCGACGTCTTTTTTCAAAATTATATTTTATACCAAATTTAATATATTTATCATTTACTATATATTTTATATCGGGATGTTTCTTTTTCTTATCTATAATAACATCTCCTAACCAACGATAATCGTCGATGAACATCGACAATTAATAATATTATTTGGTGACGCACCAAATGAATCATCGCTAGGATACATTAAAAGCTCTCCATTTACAATATAAGGTTCGTTAAAGTCTTTAATCTGTCCATCTGCTTCAGCGTGCCAAAGCCTTGTACGCTCATCTAATATTGCCGACCATTGTTTTTTTGCTAAAACCACTGCTGCCACGGCCCCCGTTTTTACAATAGTATTAACCTCATGCTGTTTTGCTTGTTCGGCGGCATTATTAGTTTCAGTGGTAGCGATTATTGGACTTCTAGCATCAAATGATTGATCTACTTTTAGTTGAGATCGATCAGCAAGTTGTTTATTAGTAAGCATTTCCCCTTGTAGCGCTGCCTCAATAGCCGTAGATTGTAATGCTTCATGCATATTGCCTAAAGATGTTTGAGATACCTGTGCAGCCGATTTTGGTGCTTTAATTGCAGCATGAATAGTATTGCCCTGTTCTAATTGTTGTTTAACAATTGCCAGCTGTTCTGGCGTTCCAATTGCATCTAACATTTGCTGATCAAATTTAGATGCTACATTAATATAATGATCTTGCAATGTTCCATCTAATTGCTGCCTAAAATTATCAACTGACGGAATGAATCCTGTGGCCGTCACAGATTTAACATAATCACTTGATAATTCACTAAATAAGCCACGAAGACTAATTAATAAACCAGCCTCCAAAGATAATTTTAAGGCCAGGTCTCTAGCTGCCGCCTGCTTTTGTTTTTTATCTGTATCATTATATTTGATATCAGCCATTAGCCATAAGCTCGATCTGCTATGCTATTAATTTCCTCTTGATCAAAAAATTTCCCATAATGATTCTTAAGGATTTTTTCAAACATCTGCCTAGATATGTCTTTTTGAGGATTTGAAGTGTTTATATCAATTGCAATCGGAATGTCATTAGCTGGTGCATAGATTGCATCTCCGCCACTATCTAATGACTCGTAATTAAGTTTAGCACGCAGTTCATTAATCGTTAAAACACCAAGGCCAACCAGGTCTTTCATAGTCTGCATACGTCTAGGTTCTAATGCCGATATCTTATTTTGATCATAAGATATAATAAGATCATCAGTATTTTTATAAAATGGCATTAGAAATTTTGTTAAATCAGCATAAATACGATCTATTACAGGCAAAACCGCCTCGTCATATAAATCCAATTTAGCCGTCTCTAAATTAGACATCGTCATAACAGCTGTCGTCATTAGAGCTAATGGAATCATTAATGCTTTATAAACCATTTCCTCATCTTTAAGTTTTAGCTGCATAAATTCCATATCTTTATTCGTCTGCTGCGCTGTTTGATAGTCTAATCCACCCTCAGCAAGAAAAGCTTTGCCACTATTCGATTCGCCAGAAAATTGATCATTAATTTGCTGAATCAACCTGTCACGTTGATCAGATGTTAATAAACCAGGAGTTTTAAAAATTCCGCATAAGGTTGCCCCACGCTTTAAAACAGATAAATTATGAATGCTTGCAGCAAGATACTGCTCAATCTCATAATAGATAGGTGTTAATGGAGATTGCCCTAAAACATCGTAATTATTTAAATTTGGATTAAGAAATCTACTATGTAACATCACTGACTTTATGCCATTAGACAAAGTTGCTACGTATAATATCTTTGATTTTATAATTTGCTTTTGATATTCAATCGGACTACCTGTCGCTGACGCAACTTGATAATATGCAATATCTCCATTTATTACCTTGGGATTTACCATTTGCGGAGGCAATATCGATAATGTCTTTGGCTCTTGATTTAAGTCAACAAAATTGGCAATCATATAATTATTGCCTGTGATCAAAAGAAATGAGATATATTTCTGTATAAATTCATTCCAAGACTTATCGATCATATTCGGATCATCTAATAACTCTTCTAATGGCTCAAATTCAGCATATTGTTCTTTATTTTCATTATATATTAATGGATTAATGCTGCCGCCATTCTTGGCTATTTTTCTAATTCCAATTCCAATAGGCGCTGTCATCGAATAATAGCAAATAGCCATATAAGCCGCTAGATCATAGTGCTTTTCAGTTAATAATGCTTCAATTAAAGATTGCTGCTGTATATATTGCATAGCCGGCGGCTGTGCTTTAACCTCTTGCTGCTGCTTCTTCTTTCGCCAAAATAGTTTCATAGCGAAAGTGTAGCTTAATTCAAGATTTTACGCAACTATAAGGTCTTCGCCAGTAATATGCCGAATTATTGCAGAAACTTCTCCGGTATTCTGCGCATCTTGTATTTTAGATAGACATTCTTTTCCATATCGATTAATTATATTCTTAACTTGATTATTAGAAAATGCATCAATACAACATTGGAATGATTTTGTTATAAAAGAATCTGCAACATTATCCCATTGCTTTCTATCTTTAACTTTTTCTAAATCTATAAGCGTTTCAGAATAGACACCAATTCCATTGATATTTAATGTAAGATATGTAATTATAAACCCAGGCTTTGAATATGAGTCTATACACCAGTTGGTTAATGGATATTTTTCTTTAACCTTATTTTCTAAAAATTTCCAAAAT